CAGCCAAGAAAAAGAGATATTATTTTCTTTCCTTTAACTAATAGAATTTATCAAATAGATTCAATGTATGTGTTTAGAGATATAAATAATTATCCTGTATATTTTAAGATTCAGTTAGTTAAATATGAGATCAAAAAAAATACATCCTTTGTCAATCCTGCTGCCGAAACTGAATTATTAGATTACACGGTAAACACTCAAAAATTATTTGGAGAAGAAATAGAAAACCAAGAGATTGAATTAACCAAGCCTCAACAATATGCAGTGACGTCGCAAAGAAGATTAGAAGATCCTATAAGATCTTATATTAGTAAAGAACTTCCTATAATAGAATACGATCTAAATAATAACTGGACAATAGTTTTTAATAACTATTATGACCTAGATAAATTATTTATTGACTCACAAAATGCAGTAGATCCTGCATCTCCTGCATTATTAGATTTTGAAAGAGATGCTGTTAGATGGAAATCTGATCCAGTTTTAACTGCAACTGAGGAAAGATCATTTATGTGTTGGTTTAGAACAAGAAATTTCTTAGATAGAAGTAGATTAGTTCCTAAGCCTGCTCCTAAATTGTCAATAACTATTGATACAATAGGAACAAATGAAATAACTTATACAACTTATCCAATACCACATAAATTAAGTCTTGGCGAAAATCCCAACGGATTTATATCAATACTTGGGGATTCAATAAGATCTGGTGGATTTGAAATACTAGAAATAGTCGATCAATTCAGATTTAAAATAAAAGATGGTGGAGCAGCAGCACCAGGCACTACTGCAGGATGGAAAGCTCAAAAAGCTCAATCAAGAATTCTATTTGATGGATATTACGGGGGACAAGGATTACGTATAGATTTCATATGGAGCGGATCAAATGCAGTAACTAGTCCAACAGATAATAATTATGTACAAACAGGAAGTTTTAGAATAAAGATAAATAACTTAGAAGTATACTCACCTTTTGGGGCTGGAATAGCTAGTACCATAGGTCAATTTGTACCTTCTGTTGATGATTGGTATGGATTTGTTTTTAATTTTTCTAACATATTCAGACAATATTCACTAAAGGTTTGGCAATTGACTTACGATCCTGATAATCCTTTAACTCAGACTTCGGATTTGAGTCTAATACATTCAATGGATGGAGTTACTTCTCAGGCTTATACTTTTAATATTTTGCCTGTAATTGATGATAATTATGACAGTCCATTTTATGGAACTAATAATTATTCATATAAAACTAGTTCTTGTCCGCTTTGGGCAACTAACTATAGATTTTTTAAACATATGGTAGAAGAGGAAAAACAGTCTACAATGCTAAATCAGAATATAATAGGTGATGCACATCTTGCCATTATAATAGATAATGCTAAACCTATATTAAAGCTTCCTAAAGTCGCCAGAAACAGATAATTTATGCCAAGAAGAAAACCAAAAAACCCAAACCTTTCAAAAGAGGCAGAGCTTAATCTTAAAGATAAGCTTGATGGGATTGTTTTAGCAGATGAAATGCTAGCAGGGCTAAGTACACCGGATATCCCGGCAATGAAGCCTCAGAGATTCATAAATGTAGATTCAGTAAAGAATGAGGTGGAAACAGAAGCTAGAGCTATATTAGATTCATTATCTAGATTCTATTCTGATTTAGAAGATATTCCAGAAGACAGTTACTTAAAACACAAGCAAAAAATAGATGCACTTAGTATATCAACTATGGCATTTCAGATAAGAACTGCACAGCATGCTATATCAAAACTTGTGGAAGAAATAGATACAGGAAGAATGGAACCTAGGCTTTTTGAGGTACTAGCACAGCTTCAGAATCAGATCATGCAAATGCCTAAAAATTTCTCTAACTACATGTCACAAATGGAAAAAAATTACAAGCAGCTTAAAAATGAATCAGAAGAGATTAAAAGGGGAGGTAACATTCAATTAGATGAACATGGGAACGTTATACAAACTAATGAAAATATGGACCTTTTAAAAGTGAGAGGTACTAAAAGTTTAATGGAAAATTTACAATCAGTAATAAAATCTGGAAATCTTGTTAAAGACGCAGAAATTGTACCTCCTAATGACGATTTAATAAATCCTAGAACAAAATTTGGATCTGGATCAGGGGATTTGTCTTTAGGTGGGGATGATGATATTGACTTTGAAATAGAAGATGACATTTTTGAATAATTAATTTATTATGGCACTTAAAGAAGATAAAATAGGTAATTTTTGGTCGACTGAAAAAGTTGATCAATTAAACTATGATGCAGAAGAAAATGGTATGGACTATAAAGACGTTGATAATCCTTATCATGAGAATGATCCAGAATTAAGAAAGGGACAAATTCTATTCGAATACACTGAATGGGAATTAGAGGAGATGAGAAAATGCGCAGAAAATGCTGTTTATTTTGCAAATAAGTACTGTAAAGTAATGACGGATGATGGTATACAGAAAATAGATCTTAGAGATTATCAAGTACAGATCCTTGACCAATATCAAACTCACAGAAAAAATATATTCGTTTCTCCAAGACAATCAGGCAAAACTATAACTTCCTCCATATTTCTTTTATGGTATTTACTTTTTAATTTTGAAAAGAATGCTATGATTATGGCAAACATTGGAGATACTGCTGCGGAGTTAATGGACAAGATTAAAGTTATTATGAAAGGACTTCCTTTCTTCTTAAAGCCAGGTCTAATCGTCTATAACGTAATGACTATGAAGTTTGATAATGGATGTAGAATAATGGCTAAGACGACAACTAAAACATCGTCTATTGGTTATACAATTCATATGTTATACATGGATGAGTTCGCACACATTAACCCTAACTTTATTAATCAGTTCTTTAAATCTGTTTACCCTACTATATCTTCATCACAGATAGCCAGGGTTATTATAACTTCCACTCCTAATGGAATGAATAAATTCTGGGAGCTTTACAAAGGAGCAATAGAAGGGGAGAATGAATTTAACCCAATCAGAGTTGAATGGTGGCAAATTCCAAATAGAGATGAGGAATGGAAAAGGAAAGAAATCGCAGCATTAGGATCAGAAGAGGATTTTAATCAAGAATATGGTTGCCAATTCCTTTCATCATCAAGACTTCTATTAGATTCTTACACATTGAAAAGACTAAAAAATAGTGAAGAACAATTTATTTTTCACGAACTCTCCCCGTTTGAAAATAGTCCAATAGATTATTCTAACCTTATATGGCATCCTAAATTTGATCCCACATCAATTTTTGAAAAAGACGGGCAAAGATTTTATGTTTCAATAGATACAGCAAGTGGAGGAGGGGGAGATTATTCAGTAGCAAATATATTTAAGGTTGCTCCTATGCCGTCTAATGTTATTAAGAATAAAAAATTCTTTGAGGATGAGAGCGATTTCTTCTGTCTTTTACAAGTTGGTATTTTCAGATCTAATATAATAGAGATAGACGAATTTAAAGTTCTGCTAGAAATATTAATAGGTGGTGTATTAGGAGTTGATAATACAAGAATAGTTCTAGAGCTCAATTATAAAGGGGAAATTCTAATGGACAAACTTCTAGATTGCGAAGAATTCTTTGACGAAATGTTTGTTTATACAAAACATTCAGAAGCTTCAAGTAGATTAAAGCCAGGAATTAAACTAACCGTTAAGAATAAAGAAAAATTCTGCTACGATTTAAAAATAAATACAAGATCTTCTAAAATAATTCCGTGTAGTAAAAATGGAATACATGAATTAGCCAACTTCGGAATAAATCCTAATGGAAGTTTTTCTAGTCAAATAGGTAAAGATGATGAGGCAATGACACTAGTAAATATAAATTGTATATTTGATAATGGAGATTTCCAAGAGACAGTTTCTGACCTGTATGATATAATACCAGAAAAATTCAGAAAATTAATGGAAGGAAGGTTATCAGAAAATGTAGAATCCTCTCAAAATAAGACTAATGACCTTTCAAGTTATACTTTCTTAAACGGACTCCTTGATTCTTGAGAGACGAATGATATATACATAGAAAAAGAAGTCTAAAGCAGTATACTTCTTCGATATATAAAAAAATAAAAATTAAAGATGGCCAAACAAGTTAAACTTGACTTATCCCAATTCAAAGCATCTGGTGTTTACACATTAGAATTTGATGCTTCGGAAAATATTATCATTAATCCTCAGACGATTAGATTAGTAATAGGTTACTCTAATATTGGACCTTTCAATACTCCAGTATATTGCCCTGATGTTACAACTTTCCAGTCAGTATTTGGGAGTACTGATAAAGCTTTAGAGAAAAAAGGATCATTCTTTCATAGATCTGTTTTAACATGTTTAGGAAGTGGACCTGTATTTGCTTTAAATCTAAGATCACTTAACAATACTGTAGATACTAACGGAGATCCTGATTACGCTGCTGGTGCTGACATTGCTAGATATCGTGCTTTCTCTATGGATTCAGAAGAGCAAAATGGTGCTAACGCAACGGGAGCATATTCAGATCCTTTGACAAATCAAGATAAATTAGTTTCTTCTTATTATAACAAAGAAAAATTCTGGTTCCCTGACACTAATTATTTCTTAGCAACTGAAGATTCTGCTGGTGCACAGCCAGACACAAGAAAATTATTCAGCCTTGTTAACTTAGGACAAAATCCAGTAAGTATTATAGTAAGAAAATCTTTAGACTCTAGATTTCCTTTAAGAGGATTTGATATTACAGCTAGAGAATATTTTGGAGCTGATAATGTACCTTCTTATATGAATCAATATGATTATCTTTCAGATTGGTTTATTGACGTAATTGTAATTAGTGGAAATTGGACAGATTATCAAGCTTTAGCTAATGACCCAGTTTATAGCACATATTTCACTTCTAAAGGATTTATTAAATCGCAGATAGATAATTTCTTATCACAAAATGGAGTTAATACTGCATTAACTGTTACTGGTACTATTATTCCTAATTTTACTGATCAAAACGGTACTCTTAGATACATTCAGACATTAATTAACAACCAAACACCAACTACTGGTATATTCTGTGCAGTTAATGAAGAAGCTTTAGATGATTTATTAGTAAACTCTTCAGTTTTTGATTTAGTTGGTCACCACTTAATTGACGAAACTAGCCCTGATGCTGATATCACTTCAGTTCCTAGGAATCTAAATTTCTTATCTTATAGCCAAAATCTATTTGCTGATTACACTTATGAGAAAAACGTGGGAGGTTCTGCTACAGGTACATATATTACTGATTCTGGAGTTTCTCCTTCTACAGGTTTTGATATATTACCAGAAACTGGAACACTATTAGAAGATACTAACTACAATGCTACAGGAGACTCTGGTATACCTTTTACAGAATTTGATACGTATTCTCCAACTGCTAGAGATGGTGGATCTATTTATTTAGATAGTAAATTTCAAAGTCCAACTCTACATGACACGCAAATTACAACTTTAATAAATTTCTTAGATACTAATCCAAATTCACCTGCTGAAAGATGGGTATTAGGTAAAGTTACATCTAACTTACCAACAGCTGGATATTTAGGATTCTATGTTGGTGACTTAGTTAAAATGAAGGTATCTGAATCTAAATTTATTACTAATAACACTCTACCAGTAGGTTTAAAACAACAAGTGAGAATCAGAATGAATCACCCATTAGTTGGTTCAACTGCTTCTACAACTTATGTGGAACCTTGGTACGAAACAGACAAAAGTACAGTGGATGCTTACCAATTTGGTACTCCTGATTACTTTGATAATGATGATGTTTACTTCTCTCCTGATATACCAGTAGGTATTGATAGCTACTTAGCTTATGAAAACTCTCCTATGTACAGAGACTGGACTAAAGGAAATATTGGTGATGGTGACCAAGATTGGAAAGATGATACAGGTTCATTAGTTCAATATTTAAAATTTGAATCTAATGTAGACCGTGACGGATTTAACATATTAGTATGTAGAGCGTTTTCAGATGATACACTCGCAACTCCTGAAGCAATTGAAGGATTTGGGGATACTTTTATCAGTTCTTTACCTACAGGTGCTAATGCAGTTGGATCTTACGAATTTAATATCGTTTCAACGGCAGGTAACATTAGTGATTATATTGATATTATTACTCAATTACAGCCTAATGTTATTGAATTAACCACAACAGTTGCTAATTCTTCAGGAATTAAGGTGGGAGATCTATTAGTTTCTACTGATACTCAAATTTATGATAATCCATTAACTGAAAATCTTCAGTCAAGATTAACTAGAGTACTTGAGGTTAAAACAGTAGCTTCTCCTTCTTCACCAGGTATTTACACTGTACAAGTTAAAACTGAAAGACCTATTAAATTGTACCCAGGTACAACAACAAGAGTTTGGAAATTTAAAAATATTCAAGAATTTGTTACATCTTTCAATTTCACTTATTTACCAGGAGCTCAGATTAAAGCTGCTTCTGTACCAAACGGAACAGATACAAGAATGAATGAGATATTGGATGTACTTTCTAATACAAACTTAGCAAGAACATTAGCTGATACTGACGTAATTACATTCAGATACATCGTAGATACATTCGACGGAGGTATTCAACCAAACTGTAAATTCCAACTCACTAGACTTGCTAAAAACAGACAAAAATGTTTGGCAATTTGTAATATACCTTCAATGAAGAAATTTGCAGATTCTATTGATCCTAGATTTACTTCAGCACCTACTGCAACTGATCCAGCTCCAATTTTACAAGCTAGATATATTGCAGACGGAGGTAATTTAAGTTTAAATCCTTCATTTACTTTCTCTTTACCTGATGAAGATTTAGGAGCAAAATTCTCAGGATTCTTCTCTCCGTTCTTAACAATTAGAGAGAATGGTAAGAACTTAAACGTTCCGCCATCAGCATACGTTTCTAATAACTTCATTCGTAAATTTATTACAGGTGAACCTTATTCAATCGTAGCTGGTCTTAAAAGAGGTATTATATCTGCTGGTAACTTAGTTGGTCTTGAGTATGATTTTGATATTGAAGACAGAGAATATTTAGAGCCATTCGGTATCAATCCAATCATCAGAAAAAGAGGAGTTGGTATTGTTATCTACGGTAATCAAACAAGCTACCAAAGAACTAACTCAGCATTCAATAACCTACACGTTAGAGACTTATTAATCACCATTGAATCTGCAATAGAACAAATACTTTCTAACTACGTGTTTGATTTTAACGAAGATAACGTAAGACTTGAGATTAAAACATTAGTAGACAATTATTTAACTGGAGTAAGATCTGTTGGAGGTATTTATAACTACTTATCTATTATGGACTCTTCTAATAATACACCTGCAATCATTGATCAAAATATTGGTATTATCGACGTAATTATTGAACCTGCAAGAGGTATTCATAAGTTTATTAATAGAATGACAGTTACTAGAACAGGTGGTATTGCTTCTGGAGGATTTTTGCAATTTAGTTAATAGATTTGTAAATAAATCCAGAAGAAAAATATATAAAATAAAAACATGGCAGGATTACCACATTATTCAAGTTCGAAAGCTTCGGTTAATAAATTCGAACCAGTTTTCCTTAATCAGTTCGAGGTGACTATTTCACCTCCTGTTGGTGTTATATCAGTAGCGGGAAATCCCAATAGCGGAAATATTCTTTTAGAGCAGGTGACTAATATTTCAGGTTTACAAGTGGATCAAAATGCTGGTGAGATCACTCAACAGTACAAATTTGCTAAAAGATACTATGCTGGAGCAGCTCCACAAAGAACTGGTTTAGATGTTACAACATCATTCGAAGTTAACCTTGATGATAATAATTCAATGTATGTTTTCAAAATACTTCGTCAATGGTCAGATTTAATTTATAATCCTATTACAGGGGCAATGGGGCTTAAAAAAGATTACACCGGAAATATTTTAATTAATGTTTTTAATAAGCAAGGGGACATTTTCAGAAAGATCAATCTTAAAGATTGTTTCCCAATGGCACCTATAACGGAAATGGGATTAAACTATACTCAAGCATCTATTTATAAAATTGATATACAATGGGCAGTAGATTATTTCGACGACGTATTTATATAAATATAAAACAAAATGGCAGGATTACCACATTTTAGCTCAGCAAAAGCAGCAGTTCAATTATACGAACCAGTATATCTTAATCAATTCGAGGTTATTATTCAACCTCCTGTTGGTGTAACTCTTCCACCAGGAAACGGGGGGAGATCACTATTAGTAGAAAACGTACTTTCCGTTTCCGGTTTATCTGTTGATAAAAACCCAGGTGTAATGGAACAGAGGTATAAATTCTCAAAAAGAAGATATGCAGGTGGAGCAGTTGATGACACCGGAGTAAAAGTTAGAATTGAATTCGAAACTAACTTAGATGATAACAACAGTAACTACGTATTTAAAACTATGCGTCAGTGGTCAGATTTAGTCTATAATCCTTTAACAGGTGCTACTGGTATTAAATCCACTTATGCTGGAGGAACTTATGTACTTGTATCTATATTTAATAAAGAAGGTGATGTATTTAGAAGAATAAAATTGGTAAATTGCTTTCCTACGGATCAAATAAAAGCAATGGATTTAGATTACACTAACGGTACAACTCCATATAAAATTGCACTATCATTTAGAGCAGATTATTTCGAAGACATTTTTAATTAAAAAAAATTAAGGGAATATATAAATGGAGACTCAACAAAGTCTCCATTTTTGTTTGATGCTATTTCTTACAATAATGCTGATCTTAAAATAATATGGACGACGAGTGTGACTCAGAAACAGAAAAGAAGAATTTCCACAATCTGCTTAATCCTAGCAACATTTTTCAATCCCTTCGGATTCGATATCCTTTTTGCAGCTTTAATGAAATGGACACATTCCTATTGGCATACTGTCGCAATTTTTTATTTCCTTTCGGGATTGTTCTTTGGTCTTTACTTTTTTTTATCATTTAATAAGAAACTAAAAGGAAAACAAGAGTAAAAGAAATATAAGAAAAAAAATATGATTGACAATTTTGACGAAGAGCTTTTAAATGAACTTAATCAAAAAGAAGCTAAATCTAAATTCGAGTACGATTCTCAACAAATAATTGAAGAATCAGATCCAGATGTAGAAAACGTAACAATTCCTGACTGGATACCAACATCCGATAATATAACTCCAAGAAATCTAGGGAAAGTTAATGTTAATAGAACTCCTCTTGGAATGGAAGCCGAATGGAAAAATATTCCAGTAGACACTCTACCTTCTAAGGGATTTGGTTATCCTGATGGATTTGAAATTGCTATTAAAGCAGCTAAGGTTACAGAAATTAGACAATTTTCCACAGTAGACGATAGCGATAGATTAGATCTAGATGATAAATTAAATACTATCATTGAAAAATGTATGAAAATACGTTGGAATGGCGGTATTCTTGAATCATATGATCTATGGTACGAGGATAGATTTTACATTATTATGTCAATAAGAGATATGACTTTCTTAAAAGGGGAGAACAGAATCTTATTACCTATTACAAAAAACTGTACTAAGGAAGAATGTAATATTCCAGATATGATAGAATTAAAA